TTGATGGCTAATGAAGTGAGAAGCCAACGCTTGATGCAGTTCTTGCAAATTGCAAGTTCTCCTGCATTGATGCCGTTTGCTAAGTTTCCTTACATCATTCGTGAAATAGCTAAGAGCATGGACCTTGATCCAGACAAGGTGACTAACAACATGGAAGAAGCAATGCGTCAAGCATTGATGATGCAACAAGCTACGGCTCCTGCAGAGGGTGCTCCTCCTGTTGCTGGTCCTGAAGGTGGCCCACCCCCAGTATCTGATATGACTGGTGGTGGTGGTGGAAATATTGGTATTGGTGCTGCACCAGTGCCGGGTGAACAAGGATTTGCTGGTAATGTCCAAGCCGTACCTCCCCAAGCTTAAAGGCTTTGTAAACACTAACGCTACATGGGAAGCGTTCCAAGAGTTGCTTGATGCTGAGATTGCTCAGCAGCATAAAAACTTAGAACAAGCTACTGATGTTCGTGAAATTGGAAAGGCTCAAGGAGCCATTGCTGCTTTACGCAGACTAAGTTATCTTAAGGATGAAGTTAATGTACACAAATAATATGGATAGACTGTTTGCTGAAGGCGGCATGAATGATGAAGGTGGTACGGTAGATCCAGTATCTGGTAATGATGTACCTCCGGGTTCTTTGCAAAAAGAAGTGAGAGATGACATTGATGCTAAGCTGAGCGAGGGTGAGTTTGTTATTCCTGCGGATGTTGTTAGATACATTGGTCTTGAACGATTGATGAAGCTTCGTGATGAAGCTAAGCAAGGCTTGTCTCGAATGAATGAGATTGGTCAGATGGGTAATGCTGAGGAAGTGTCTAACCCAGAAGCTCTTCATAATAGTGAGGACGATGGTGGCTTCACTTCTGAAGTTGATGACATCATGGAAGAAGTGGATATGGATAGTAGAGGAGAGAAAAGATTTGCTGGAGGAGGAGCTGTATATGTTCCACCAGCAGATAAAGACATCTTAGCTAAATATAACATTCAAAGAACATCCATCACTAATCCAGCTTTAGATGTTAGGCTTTTAAAGAACGCTGCTGGTGATTCTTTATATATGACTTACTTCAATGGAAAACCCGGTGGAACTATTCCTGAGGGATATTCTGTAGTAGACTCTAATCCAGCTAGTAGAATGACTGGTACAGGTCTTACAAATACTACAACTACAGTGAATAAAATAACTGATGGTACTGCTAGTGTAGATGGTGGTAATACAAGCTTAGTTTCTGGTGGCAATACAAATCTGTCTGGTGTTAATAATACATCAATGACAGACTTAGCTTTAGGTAATGTAGCTATTACAGGTAAAGATGGTAAAGTCACTACAGTGGGTGGTGGCGATACAGGAACAACAACAGATGGAGGTTTAGGTGTCAATGCTTATGGCGGTAATATTACATCAAATGCTGATGGAGGCGTTAGCACAGGTCTTGGTGGCTTTACTTTAAATCCTGATGGTACTGTAACAGCAAATACTCTTAACAAAGGTCTTACTGCTGCTGCTGGTATAGTTAATCCATTATTAGGAGTTGCTGCTAGGATTAATAACGCACTAGCTAGTAGTTCAGCAAAAGACTTTACTAGATCTATTGCAGATACTATGGGTACTAATCTTGATACAAGCACTGCTGCTGCCACTGCTGGTCCTACTGGAACTGGGGGTACTGCTGCTACTGCTGCTGCTGATGCAGCTTCTTCAGCTACTAGTATGGGATTAAGTCCTGCTGCTGCTGGTGCAGCTAGTCAAGCTGCTGCTAATGTCATCACAAGTGGTGGCACTTCATCTGATGCTGCAGAGGCAGGTAGATCTGCTGCTGCTGATGTGACTAGAAAGGAACAATCTAGTACAGATACAACAGCAACAGATAAAGCGGCAGAAGACTATCGTAAAAGCTTAGATGGTTTTGATGTAGCTGGTCCTTCTGACACTGGTGGTGGCTTTAATTTAGCTGGCTCCTTCGACTTTAGAGGTGGTGGCTCTGGTGGTGGTAAATACTTTGATGATCAAGGCATGGCTACAATGGCTATGGCTAAGGGTGGTCTTGTTGCTAAGCGTACAAAGAAACCTACACTTGCTCAAAAAAGAGGCATTGCTTCTAAGAAATAATACTATATAATTAGCATACTCAAACCAGAGGTGGGCTGGCGAGTGTCAACAATTTCCCACCATATGGCTACCTATCTCCCTGCTATGCAGCTACAGTTAGCCCCAACTTAAAGGTATGTTATGACAGAAGCAGTAGTAAATCAGAATCAACAAGCTCAGGCTTTCTCTCCCTTTGGTAAGCGTAATGCTAACAAGGATCGGATTGAACAAGAAGAAGCTGAGTTGAAACAATTGGCTGAAGATAAGAACAAACCCTCAGAAGATCCTACAGATCCTGAAGACAGTTCTTTAAACGCAGAAGAGAAAAGCTTTAAGAAGCGTTATGGTGATCTGCGTAGACATTCTCAGCAACAGCAAGTAACTTTGCAGAAACAGATTGATGAGCTTCGTTCACAGCTACAGCAAAGTACAGAGAAGCAAATTAAGCTTCCTAAGAGTGAAGAAGAATTGAATGAGTGGGCTGCTCAATATCCTGATGTTGCAAAGATTGTTGAAACCATTGCAATTAAAAAGGCTAAGGAACAGACCCAAGCCTTGGATGAGAGATTCAAAAAGCTAGATGAACGTGAGCATCAAACATCTAAGGATAAGGCAGAGGCTGAATTGATGCGTCTGCATCCAGACTTTGATGCCATCCGTGATGATGATGAGTTCCACAACTGGGTTGATGAACAACCTAAGTGGGTTCAGGATGCTTTGTATGATAATGAGAGTGATGCTAAGGCTGCTGCCCGTGCCATCGATCTTTACAAAGCTGATAAAGGAATTAAGGCTAAGAAGCCTACTACAGATAAGGGTGCTGCTGAGAGCGTTAACACCCGTGGTAGTCGTTCTGCACCTACAGGCGAAAGCAAAGATGGTGTCTTTTATGAGTCACAGGTAAACAAAATGACTACCTTTGAATATGAAAAGAACCAAGAAGCTATTGCTAAAGCATTACAATCAGGTAAGTTTGTATACGATATTAGCGGAAGTGCTCGATAAGTATTGACAAACCTGAAACAACTGGTATAACTTTAAGCAGGACTAGGTATCTAGTCTTGCTCCTATGGGCCGTAACAATGCTAGCTACCATACCCCATAGAGTTATCTGTCACGCAAAACAATAAACTGTCAGAACAACCTGAAGTTTGTTGGCCTGTATAAACAAGTGGAGGCATCCCTGTTTTATACACACCCATCAAATACAGCCTCTGTGGTGATGTTGAGCGTATTTAATTATATGCCTAACACATATCTAGGAGGATATTAAAATGGCCTTTCCAAAAGCAGTTGGCTACGGGAATCTACCTAATGGTAATTTCTCGCCAGTCATCTATTCAAAGCAAGTACAACTTGCATTCCGTAAAGCGTCTACTGTTGAAGACATCACCAATAATGATTACTTTGGTGAAATCGCAAACATGGGCGACAGTGTCAAAATCATTAAAGAACCTGAAGTGTCTGTACAGAGCTATGCTCGTGGTACACAGATCACTGCTCAAGATCTGAATGATGAAGACTTCACATTGGTTGTTGACCAAGCCAACTACTACGCTTTCAAGATTGATGACATCGAAGCAGCTCACTCACATGTGAACTTCATGCAGATGGCTTCTGATCGTGCAGCGTATCGTTTGCGTGATCAGTATGACCAAGATGTCTTGGGTTATCTCTCTGGCTTCCAGCAAGCTGCTAAGCATGCAAATGCAAGCACAGCTCGTACAACAGCCTCCGGAACTAAAGCTTTGACTGAAGCTGGTTCTGATGAGTTGTTGGGTACTATGAAGCTGAAGAAAGGTAGTTTTACCAACATCACTACTGGTTCTGCTGGTGAGCATTCAATTCCTTTGACTCCTCGCCTTCCCGGTGCTACAGCCCTCCCAACAGCAACAGCTTCTCCTTTGATGGTGATTGCTCGTATGGGTCGTTTGCTGGATACCCAGTTTGTTGATTCTGCTGGTCGTTGGTTGGTTGTCGATCCCATCTTTGTTGAGATGTTGAAAGACGAAGACAGCCGTATGTTGAATGGTGACTTTGGTGGTTCTGGTTTGCAGAACGGCTTGGTCATTAACAACTTGCACGGCTTCCGTGTGTATGTTTCTAACAATCTGCCAAAGATTGGTACTGGCCCCGGTACTTCAGGTACTGCTAACCAGAACACAGACTTCGGTGTGATTGTTGCTGGTCATGACTCTGCTGTTGCAACTGCTCAGCAAATCACTAAGACTGAAACATATCGTGATCCCGACAGCTTCGCTGACATCGTGCGTGGTATGCATCTTTATGGTCGCAAAATCTTGCGTCCTGAAGGCATCGTCACTGCTAAATACAACGCTGCTTAAGGAGAAAACTAAATGGCAACTATTACTACTCTCTCTAACGCTGTAGGCGCAGGTACACACCCTAGCCGTTCTGTGCGTCCCATGCCTTATGTTGTTGAAAACACCATTAGCTTGGCTGCTGCTGTAACAGCAAAAGGTTCTGCCTTGGCTGCTACCGATGTGATTGAAGCTTTGCAAATTCCCGCACAATCTATTGTGTTGGCTGCTGGCTATGAAATCACTGGTGCTGTCACAGGTAGCTGCACAGTGAGCTTGGGTGTTA